ATACTCTTCTAAATAAGAGTCCATTATAATTTTTGAATCTAAATCAAATACTTCGGATTTTGATAAGCAATAATCTAAACTATTTTTATAATAATCATAAAAATCATCTGCGGACATTAAATTTATATATAGGATAATTTATATAATATAGGATAATGATATTAAATAAAATATATTCTTATTTTTTCAATTTTTTACTTAAAAATAATATTATATTAATAATTATTATTTATGAAATTTAATACTATTGATCATCATTTTTGTGAAGGAAATATACTAGGTGTTCCTGAAGTTTTGAATTCATTCACTTCTTTGATATTTTCTTTTTTTGGTTTTTATGGATTATGTTCTAATTATTTTATTAATATTAATTATGTTCATGATACAAATATTTTTATTACAAATTTTATTTATTCTATATTCTTTGTTATTGGTATCGGATCTTTCGGTTACCATTGGACACAATATCTAGGTTGGGCTCTTATGGATGAAACACCTATGATTGTCTCTCTTTTTACTGGTTTACTTTATATTGAATATACCAATCATCTATTAAATAAAATTAATTCAAATATTTTAATTAATTCGTATGATACTAATAAATATTTATATAATCTCTTTTATAAATTATCTTCTATTTTTTTAACTTATTGTATGTTCTCTTTTATTACTATTAATCCATTTAATAATTATCGTAAATTATTTCCATTTTTTTGGGCATGTTCTTTAATTATATTTTCTTTCAGATTTCTTAATCTAGTTAATACATTTGATAACCATTTTAATAAAAATGTTAGCCATTTTGTTAAATATCAAGTCTTGATAACATATATTGGAGGAATTATTTGGTGCTTTACAGAAATTGTTTGTAACTATAATCATAATTTACTACTATTAATTGGACATCCTTTGTGGCACTTTATAATTGGTTACGCATTTTATAATATTATTCAAATTATATATTTTATTAATCTCTATACTAAAATTAAATATATTAATAATGATATTTTAAGTATTAATATTTCTTATAATAAATTATATCTTTTACATATTAAAAATGATTATATTTTACCTAAATAATTATTATTTATAAAATTTTATAAATTTATTTTATAAATACTTTTTATATATAATGAAAATATATGATAATATAAAATCAACTATTTTATCACATATTCCTACAATACTTACTTCAATTTTAATTATTATTATGTTTTGGACTATCGCTAATTATATTTACAAAAATATTGATTCTGATAATAATATTGTATATAATCAAATTAAAAATATTATTTATTATACTATAATTATATTTGGTATTTCTTTTTTATTAATTAATATTGGATTTGAAAAAACAACTATTATATCATTTTTAGGCACATTAACAATAACATTAGCTTTTTCTTCTCAAGCATTTCTTAGTAATATTATGGCAAGTTTTTATATAACATTTAATAAATTGTTTAATATTGGTGATAATATTCAAATACAAAATGTTAGTGGTAAAGTTATAGATTATACTTTATTTAATACAACATTATTAAATAATAATAATCATGTTATTATACCTAATAATATCTTTATTAATTTTCCAGTAATTAATAATGGTCATTAATTATCATCGTACATACTCAAAATTTTATCAATTATTTCATGACGTTGTATACAACTCTTATCAAAATTAATATGTTCTATTCCTAAATTTTTCCTATCTTCTATTATCGGATATTTTATATTAAATAATTTAATAAATTCATTTAGTCCATTGTTTATTCCTAAATCATTCTGATCTAAATCACCAGTAATTACTAATTTGGAATTTAAACCTATTCTCGTTAATAACATCTTAAATTGATTTTTTGAACTATTCTGCATTTCATCAGCTATTATAAATGAATTCTCAAATGTTCTACCTCGCATAAATGCTAATGGTGCCACTTCTAATCTACCATTTGATATTAATGAATTTATCTGATCTTTCGTGTAATATTCTAAAAAATAATCATATATTGGTATCATAAATGGATATAATTTGTCTTCAAGTGTTCCTGGTAAATATCCTATATTTTCTTCTACAGTTATTGTTGGTCGAGTTATAATTATTTTATTAATTGTTTTCTTTTTAAGTTTTTCTATTGCTATATTACAACTTATCATCGTTTTACCTGTACCTGCTGGACCCGTACATAATACAATCGGTATTTGTTCGTTTAATAATAAAGATTTATACTTATTTTGCATATTATTTAATATATGCTTTTCTAATCCATTACATTTTAATATTTTATGTATCATAATTATATAAATTATTATTCTTATCATTCTATTATTATTTATAATTTTTTTATTCTTATTTTATATTTATCAATTTTTATTAAATATTTTTGGTACAACATTGAATTCCTTAAAATATAAATTATGACTATATATTGGAGATATTAAATATACTGTTTTTTTTCCACTTAATACATATAAAAATTTAGCATTTTCATCATTATGTAATCCTGAATCTACACCTTTATCTATTGTAATCCATATTTTTGGTTCTAATTCAGCTATTAAATTATTATCATAATTAAAAAACATTCCATTAAAATTAAAATCAAATAATTTATCTTTATATTTATTTATTGTATAATCATCAAAATTTATAAATTCTACTATTTCTTTAAAATTATTATTTATTGGTATTTCATATTGACCTATATATGCATAATAACCATTGTTCATAGAATTATTTAATATCTCATTTAATTTTTCTCTTGCAAAAATTTTATTTTTATTTATCTCATCAATTTTATTCTTATAAACAGGTATACAATCAAATGTCTTACTATATAATACCATAAAATACGAATTAAGATGATTATTTATAAATTTATTATAATTGAATTTAAATTTATTACCATTTTTTTTAAAAGGTTTCTCTTCTTTTACCATTTTAAATATTTCATTATTATTTCCATTTTCATTTGAATATATGTTTAGTATATCAAATGATAATGCAATCGTCTCGGGTTCTGTAAATACCCAATGATTCCATTTAGGTGGTATATATAAATATTGATTTTCTTTTAATTCTACTTTTATAATTTTACAATCTCTTGCTAAAGGATAATCGTCGTAATTTATTGGATATTTTATTATTGAAGAATGATTAATTTGTGTCATATAATATATTTTATATTATAAATATAAATATTTTTCATATCAAAAATATAAATATAAATATTTTTCATATTATATAAAAATAAATTATTATTTTTTATATAAACAAAATATATTATAATGACAACTAATTATGATTTACTATTCATAAATTTTGATAATACTGTTAATTTAGTTAATAAAAATCAATGGTCAACTATGAGTAATAATAATACAGACGGTTGGTATATTAAAAATAGAATTGGTAATAATGATATAGGATCTCATGATTATAATTATATAACAACTACTTATCCTATTAAAGCTCTAAAAATTACTCAATTAAATAGTGGTAATTATTTATACATTAATCCTGATAATGATATTTATTTTTGTGATAATAATTTTTCAAACAGTATAAAAATTAGCGATGGTTCGATGAAATTTTCAGGTATTACACAATTACCAGACTATCGTATTTTAGTTACTGTGATTGGTGATACAAATATGTACATTATTAAAACATATACTAATTTTAAATTAGGAATGTATAGTTTCCCTACAACACCGGCGAATTCTATTTATAGAGATGTAAAATCATATGGTACTGTTTCTTCAAATACTATATCAGCAATAAAATCAGATATTACTTATTATTTTACATTAAGTGATAATTATGTTAGACAAAGTGGTAATATATTTGATATACCAACAAATAATATTTATACAATTTCAGATCCAAATATCATGAATACGCCTACACAATTAACTTTTAATTCTAATTATAGTAATCTTGTATCTATAAGTATTCCACCTACTTTTGATAAATTTTTTAATTTAGATAATGATCAAATTAGACAAACTAAATTACATACGTATGATATTGATAATACTAAAAATTCTGTTAATTCCCGAAGTAATGACTGTATTGATGGATTCGAATATACAACTAATGATGGTATGTGTTATAGAGTTTGTCCTACTGGTTATCATAAAAGATCTGGTGATGTCGTTTCATGTTGGGGTAATTGTAAGGATAATGATGTAGATGTAGGAGATTTATGTAGAACTGGATGTAGAGATGGTTACAGAGAAAGATCAGATGTTGGCGCTGTAGCTGGTGTATGTTATTATGGTGATTTAACTTATAGTTTAACTGGATATACAAGAGATGCAGGAACTCCCATTCATTATAACTGCCCACGTGGTGGAGATTTATCATTAGATGCTGCTGGTAGCATTTGTATTACATGTCCAGATGGCTATCATACGAACCCTTTAGATGTAACTAGCTGTCATAATAATAATCAACATTATGATAGAGGTATTGGCATTTCACCAGATTATGGTCCATGTGATACTAATGGATTAACAAATGTAACAAATTATCTAGCTACTTGTACCGGTTGGAAAGCTGATTTAAATGGTCCAGATAATGGGTATAATAATCACGTTTGTACTGGAGCATCTAGTCCAAGATCATCTTACTGGGTTGATTGTCCAGATCGTTATGATCCTTCATGCTTATGGAGATGTGTAGAATGGGGTAGGGGTCAATCTACTACACCAGGGTGGTCTTGTACTGAATGGAGAGGTTCCGGTATTTGTAAACCAGGAAAGACGAGTACGGATTGGTGTCCAGGTAAATGGTCTTGGGGTGCTTGCAAGCCAGCTACAAGTCGTTGTGATGAGTGGGAACCAGATAAATGTTGGGCCACGAAGCAAGATGATTGTCCTAGTGGCTGGACAAACGTTGCAGGTGTATGTTGGGAGCCCGTTTGTAAAAGGGGTGAACAATATAATTGCAGCCCTGGTGCTTGTAAGCCAGGTGTAACTCGATATAATGATTGTCCTAGTGGTTGGCGTACTGATATTGCTACGTGTTGGAATCCAAATGGAGGTATATGTACTGATACATGGATTGCAAGTACAAATGGTGGCGCAGTTACACGTAACAAACCTAAAACTTGTAAAAGTAATAGAACATTACAGGATGGTATGTGTTATGAATATCCTAGAGATGGTTACAATTGTGCTGTTACAAGTTGTGATCCAATTAATCCATTAATTACAATAAATGATTCAATGAAATATCCTAGCTCACCATATTGTCCACAAGATAAAACAAATGAAAATGGATTATGTTATAATCCTTGTCCAACAGGTTATAATTGGTTAAAAGGTAGTGTTAATTGTCCAATAAAGAGTTATGTTCCTCAAACTTATGCAAAAGATACACAACCTATTGGTGTAGGTTATTTAAAATCTAATACTATGAAATGGACTAAATATATATCTTATACTAATAATGGTTCTACTCCTTGTGATCTTACTTTTATTAATAATTTATATGTTAAACCATCTAATCTAACTTTACCTAATAATTTACCAGTTACTAATGGATTATTAGCTTTTTATAATGCTAATTCATTTCAAAATAATATATGGTATGATCTAACTAATAATAACAATCATGCTGTTAATGTTACTGGTACTATAAATTATGATCCTACTAACACTTTTATTTATGGCAATATAGATAGTAGTATTTTATTTCCTTGTGAAATCTTACCTCCTGAATATACTATCTTTCATATTTGTAAATATAATGGTACAAATAATGGATCTATTTTATACGGTTATGATACTCCTACTGTTCCTGGTACTTCAGAATCTAGCTATCCTTGGTATTCTGGATTTAATAAAAATAAATCTGGTATTGCTTGCCATGGTGTAACTCT